GTTTCCCAGTCACGATCCGGTCAGTATGAGTTAAGTGTTTATGTATTGTCGAGAGATAGATGTATTGTTTGTGTATCGTCCAAATGATTACAATATTAAGTGTTTCTAATGTAAATTTGTATTTTTGTATGATAATTATTAGGGTGACTATGTTCCTCATGTTCCTAACTCTCCAGAAAGGAACTGCTTTTAAAACGGCGTGGAAATAGTTGTGGTTCAGAACTGTTAAATCAGATGTGGCTACCTAGTTTTTTCTAGACCCGGTAATTCGTTGGTCCGCACAGCCCCTACCTCCACTTTATGTCAGGGTAGGTTACATTGATACATTGTTAAGTTAGATTCACCGAACTTGTGATTATCGTCTTTGTTATTTGTTTTATGTGAGTGGTTCTCGTTAAACACCGAACCCACCTTCATGATGAGTTCAAACAAGAAAACAACCACTGGAGATGTGCCCCAAAAAACCCCCGCGTCGAGAAAGCTCTCAGTAGTGAAGAAACCGGATTCATCCAAATCTTCTTCACTGCCAGTATCTACCACAAAGACGCAAGCAGTACGACATGGACCGTCCAATGGATCAGGAAAATCTTCAGCGATTACAGGACAAATGTTTCATTCAGATTCCCAGTCAAACGTTATGTTACCAACACAACGTGTCACAGACAGGCGTGGGCCCACAGAAGTGTCTCTTGGTAACACACAAGGGACAAATGACAGTAGACGCACAGTGAGCAACGAAGTCGCGACACGAGCGGTGGCGTATGAAGAAGCGGACATGTCTGCCCAGCTGGGTAGACGTGTCAGTGTCGCATCTGGGACGTTTGATTCTACTCAGGCCATCGGACAAATGCTGCAGGCTCTTTCTTCGAGCCAGGTCTTGGACAAGATCAAATCCCTTTCGGACAACTACCGACACTTCAACTACTTCAGAGGAACACCAGTTCTTGAGCTTGTTGTGTCCGGATGTGTATCCAACGCTGGAGCTTTGATGCTCGTATGGGTGCCTTCCGTCGCAAATTTGGCGGTGTCTGGTGTGTCTGACATGGCCATGATGACTCAGCTCACTTTGTTCCCCCATGTGATCCACCAGATTCACAAGACCGTGGGGTCGACTGTTCGTGGGCACTACATGCAGCCGTCCCGTTACCAACAGGGACAGAGCAGGACAATGACCGGAACGTTCGGTCTGATCGTCTACAACCCCCTCATTGGGACCGGAGTGTCGTGCAGCTATACGCTGTACGCCCGACTGGAAGGAGCCAGCATTCGTTTCTACGTGCAAGCACCGAGCACAACAGACGATGAGGTGCTTGGAAAGAGGATGAAGTCCTGCGGCATCTCGGACGAGGTGATTCGCAGAGTGCTGGCTTACGATCAGATGGGTGACCCAAATGACACAGGAAATGGAGACCCACAGCAACCGGACGAGGAACCGGTTAATGTGCCAATGGAGGAGCAAGACACGGACACACCACATCCAGTGGGAGAGCGGACGATTGATCCGGATGCCGAACCAGCCACGCTTCCGCGTGATGAAGAGGCACATGTTGGTGGAATCAATCCTCCTGGACAAGGAGGGTGGAACAAGAATGTTTACACCAACATTCCACAGGCTCTGGCCAGACCTCATCTTTTGGCGCGATTTCCAAAGACAGCGTGGACCAATACCAAGGGAGGAGGAGTTTTGTTCTCCTTGAATGTCTTTGGACTTCCGGAGTTGTCAGAGGTCGTTCAGCAGTTCCTTTATTGGAGCGGGACACAGAGGTTGTACTGGGTGTCGTCAGCGACGGCAACAACACCAGTGCTTCTTCGCTTCACATTCAATGTGGGGCACTCACAGTCAACCGTGGACAACCAGCCTCAGGTGTTCAACCTGAGTGAAAACAGATCAGGGTGTATCACAATACCCTTCTACCAGACCCTGCCAGCGCAGCCAGTGCTTGTGACTCTGGGCAAGAACATTCTGGAGGTCTCCCTGGATTCAGGGAAGAAACCGCTTCCAGATGACTTGTTCATCGAGTTCTATTGGATGGCCGGAGACGACTTCAGACTGCACCATTTGCGTACAGTCGTTTCCAGATCATTCACAGACGTCAAACCCAGGTTGAACCCGTACACGTACCATGAGAACGGTCCACCCCCCCCTCCTGCCCGCTATGAGCAGATGGGCATTGAGAATGTGGTGTCGAAGGTCATTGACGTGGGAAGCCAGGTTGCCAAGGTGGCAGACTCTCTGATGAGTGTGTTTGGCGCTTTTCACAGGCCGGACCAGCCGGTCGGGTTTGAGTGGCTGAATGTCAATTCCACAGTTCCGACGAAGCGCTTGGGCATGCTGGCTGCTGACTACGTTGGCGTCGACTCGTCTCTTACACAGTTCGATGACTTGGAGAGCCAGAATGACTGGGTCGGAATTCTCCGACAGCAACAGCGTTTGGCGGTGGTTGACATGCTGACGACATCTACACCAGGGACCGTTCTTGGAACTTGGATGATTGCCCCGCAGACAATGCCGTTCTGGCAGAACGTCAAGCAGCACTACCCCTACTGGCGAGGAACCATCCAGTTTCAAGTGCAGGCCGTCAGGTCTGTGCTTCAGAAGGGCATCTTCGCTGTGGTCCTTCACAGGATCGACCAGACCCCAACTGCCGACACCTACTCGAACTTTCACAATGTGGTTGTCGACATTTCGCAGGCTGAGTCCGTTGTGTTCGATGTGCCCTTTGCACATACGATGGACTACTCAGAGACGCTTGGCGGAGAGTTTGCAGTCTCCGTCATGGTCGTCAACAGACCGCAAGTCTGCTTGACTCCTACTACGTCGAAGCTTCAGCTGAACGTCTACATCGCAGCAGGAAAGGACTTTGAGTTGAAGTTCTCACCAGGAATGGGAACTTTCCATCAGCTTGAGACCACATCGGATGATGAGGATGATGAGGACCGCTTTGTGCAGATGGGAGCGGAGACAGATGGCAACTTGTTCCCCAACTTGCCAATGAAGCCTGTCTTCGAACACAGTTCGTCGTTGATCGACGAGCTCATCAAGGGAGTCAGACCTGGACGCCGAGTGCACCGAGTCTCGTATGGCTCGGAAAACGGACACTTGTGTATCATTGCAAAGCGTGACGGAGTTACCCACCGCTTGTTCTACGAGAAGGGAATGCATTCTTTGGCAGCGCGCGTCATGACCAGCTTCATTGACGTGCGGATTGAGGAGGTGTTTGTGTCAGAGGAGAGAGTGCCTGTACCCATTGGACTTCGCTGGGGGGCTGATGCCAATTACATCTGGTGTTACCTTGGCAAGGACTGTTACTACACAAGAGTGACAGGGGACCTGTTGTATGAGGACCTGGAGAGGTTGTGTGCTGTGGTTGTTCCGAGGCAGATGGGTGTTTTCAGCAAGTTGAAGGCGTACTTGTCAGGAGACGCTGAGAGAGATTTGAATGACGGAGTGCAGGGATTGCAGGAAGAGCTCAACCGAGCTCAGAAGGCCTTCAAGGGCCCTGAGATGCTGAAAAGTGCACTCGCCCATGTCATGCTGAAGATTCCAGCTTATGCCCTCCAGTTGTCGGCGGCTGCCGACCTCAGTGACTACATCTCGGTGTTTCTTCACCTGTTGGCTGACTTCATCATCTGGTTCAGCATCAGCGACGCCATGGTCACCGTGTTCAAAACGCTCTATGAGAAGGGTTCGGACATCGTCCAGCGACTCTTCGGCTTTATGCAGATGGGAGCGGAGGAAGACAAGAAGGCACAGGAATTGCAAGACCAGTCCTTCATCACTTGGCTTTGGGGCCTTCTGGCCATACCCATTCACACAGTCACAGGACACGCGGGGAGCTTTTCGAAGTTCGCTGCTTTCTTCCGTGACCTTGGGTTCATTGGAAATGGCTTCAAGGCTGTTGGTTACATGTTCAGCCTCATCAAGGGTGCGCTGACCTACCTTGGTTGGTGCTCCAGTGCAGATGATGGAGCCTTGGACAAGGCTCGCCAACTCATGGAAACGCCTCTGTTGCAGGAGGTGCTTGGACAGATGGATGGCATGCGAGGAAGAAGTTGTCACCAGGTCATGAGTGACCCAAAGCTCGCTTTGCTGGCCCGGAGATTGCGAGAGATTGCAGACTTCATGGTCGCGACACTTGCTCCGCTGAAAACACCGGCCGTTTTGGTCGTAGTGGAGAGGTGTAAGCAGTACCAGAGGTGGTCTGAGAGTTTGAGCTTGTCAGGAGTGCGGCTTGAACCGTTTGAGCCTGTCTTTGTCTTGTTCGAGGGAGAACCAGGAGCTGGAAAGTCGTTGGCTGCCAATGAGCTTGCTCGAATTGTCAACGAAAAGCTTGGAGTTCAGGAAGACGGTTACTCCATGCGGATGGACGCGGACTTTGATACTCTCTATCATGGACAGAAGGTCATTTTGATCGATGACCTGTTTCAGGACCCCAAGGGAGAGGGCATCTCACGACTGACCCAGTTGATCTCGTCGGCAGCCTACAACATGAGCATGGCCGACATTGGATCGAAGTTTCAACAGTCGTGTGCAGTCATGGTGATTGGATCAGCTAATGTCACCACCCTGGATGTGGACTGGCTCCGCAGTCCTGATGCTTTGCGGCGTCGGTTTCGGGAGACCCACTTCCGAGTTACATCAAGTGGAGACCCAACGGAGCCCACTTTTGAGAAGCTCGTCTGGAATGAGGCAAACAAGAACTTCGTCGTTGTTGGAGGCAAGATGACCAAAGCCGAGGTTTTCACCTACTGCATTGAGGCGTTGGCAAACAAGTGGAAGAAGTTCAAGGTGGAGATCAGCACCAAGAAGACGGAGGTCAAGGTTGACCTGCCAGAGAGCATGGTTGATATGGCCAAGCAACAGGCACCGCGTGGACGGGTTGACTTGTCTATTCCCGAACGCTTCCAGGGCGTGAGAGAGTCGCTGGACAGACTAGGAGCTGTCGCCAATGAGATGCGGGCGACGCTTGCAACAGCAAGGTCCAAGACTCCTTCTCAGGAGGAGGACAGTGAGCGCAAAGCTCTGATGGAGTATCGGCGCAAGCTTGATGAGGAGAAGGCCAGGTTGAACAAAGCTGCGGCAAAGATTGACGATGACCGAGAACGTCTCATTCATGACAAGAGGTGTGTCGACGCCGATAGAGAGTCTTTTGAGAGCGACGTCAAGCTGTTCGCTGAGCAGAGGAAGGCCATAGAGAGGTTGGCCGAGGAGACCGGCAGGCAGAGGCGTGAGCTTGAGCTTTTGAGACAGCAAACTACACCCAAGGAAGTGGAACCGGAGAGTGGGGGTTTTGAGACTATGGGCATTGAGGCGGCTGAGTGGCTGGTTGTCCGTGACTCAGACGAACGGAAACTGTCCTTGGCTGACTTCCTGACAGAGAGAGGCATTTCATCTGTGGAGTTCCGGAGGAAGACTTGGGAGGACATTCGGGAGCTTATGACAGTTGGAGCTGAAAGTGAGGTCAGGTTCTGTGATGCCATGGGGTGGTTTCCGGTTTCAGTTGAAGCTGGTGTACCAATGACCCGGGATGGACCAATGACAACGGATGACTTTGCAACTAGCTTCACGTCGTGGGCTCTTGGACGTTCGCCTACCGACATCGCCATCGCCATGGACAGACTCAAGGCCATCTGCGCCAGGTGGAGAGGAAAGTGGGTTCTGGACAAGGTGCAGACCAAGCTTGCTGAGGAGGTGAACAAGACCTGGAACAGTCGGAATCTCGTGCGTATGGGCATTAAGGTGGCCATTATGGCTCTTGGAGTCGTTGGGCTGCTTGCCGGAGCGAGGTACCTGAAGAACAAGTTCTTTCCAGCACCTACTGAGGAACCTTCTGAGCAGATGGGAACTTACAATCCCGGTGCTGCCAAGGCCTCGGCTGGAAGGAAGACTATCGTGAAGGCTGTGCCTATGGGACTTGAAGAACGGATCCCGTTTGTTGAGAAGAGCCTTCTAACATGGTCCTGCCCTAACCCCGGAAAGGAGACGTACACCACCGTGAACGCGGTATCCATTGGCAGTGGGTACTTGTTGGTGTCTGGACATGCCGCCCTGCCTGGGTGTACTGTCAAGATTCAGATTCCGCTCGGAGATTGCGCCTACAAGACAGTGACGTTGCCATTGACTGACAAGAACATGGTGATGCTTTACGGACAGACGAAGGACGGTCGTGAACGAGACCAGGACATTGCGCTCGTCTACGCTGGAAATGTGATTCCTCAAACGCGTTGCATCGTTAACTACTTTGCAACTGAGAATCAACTGGCCATGTTGCGTATGACAAGAGCCGTGTGCATGGTGAGGACCGCCATGACTGGATCAACCATCCACTACACCACAGAAGGGAACTACAGTGAGGATGTGGAGTTGGCCAGCAAGACCGGGTACATGCTTGTGGACTGCTACTTGAGTACTTGTCCGTTGACTTACGGGCAGTGTGGCAGTATCATGATGACGCAACGAACCGGTTTTGACGGTGCCATCTGCGGAATCGCTGACGGAGGAAACCATCGCAAGTCAATCTGGATTCCTGTTTCGCGAGAGTGGATTCAGGAGGCAAAGGCCGAAATTGCCAAGAGGAGCTTGGCTCCAGTTGGACCAGTGGCATCTGATGCCGCAATGGAGGTCTTGCATGAGGCCAGGCCTGAGCAGATGGGCGAAGTTCAGTGTGAGTACATTGACCGGATGGTCAAGAAGGGAGGTGAGGCTCCTGCATTGATCCAGGCACAGTTCAATCCCCTGCCAAACCTGCGTGGAGAGTCATTGAGTGAGTTTGTGAGCCTCAAGACTAAGTACCACCGTTCTGAGGTGATGCAGTCAGTTCTTGGAGACGTGGCAGAGGAGTTGGGCGTGGACGTGAACGATGTCAAGGAACCAGCCTATTTCGGAGCCGGCAACTGTCTCCATCCCGCCCCCTGGGTTGAGCCGAAGGCGGATGGATCGATCATGATGGACGAGGTTCCAGTCGCGAACATTCCTGAACCGCTGTTCAGAGTGACTGAGGCCGCTTACCACCGGATTGTGGAGAAGAACATCACCCCCTGTTCTAAGATCAGTCTTGAGGAGGCCGTCGCTGGCTTTACTCGAGAAGAGCCTGGAGGTCTGGAGATCTCGGCTAACGGAGTCAACTCCAGTTCTGTTTCTGGAGTCAGGATGGACGAGAAGTTTGGACGCAAGACTAGAGGACAACACCTATTCAACGTGCGCATTGACGGAGAGACCATCAAGGTTTTGAAACCTGCTGTTGAGCAGTATGTCAGAGAGTTGGAGGCAAAACTGCGAAGAGGAGAGTCAGTGATGAACATCTACAAACTGGCTTATAAGGACGAGTTGCGCAAGCAATCGAAACGTCGCCTCGGCAAAATTCGCCTCTACTACGTCAACTCAATGGCAATCTACTTGCTTGAGAGCATGTACTTCGGAGAGTTCTTCGCCAAGTATCGCGCTGCTGGACTGAAGATGAAACACACGCTGGGCATGGACCCCCCAATGGTTTGGGATGCCCTAGCGAAGTACCTGGGTCCGAAGGTGTGCTGTGGAGATGTCTCGGGTTGGGACACCACCTTTCCTCCCCTGCTGTACGAGGTGATGCGGAAGGCGATTGAAACTCGCTATCCGAACGCTACAGAGGAGGACAGGAGGGTGCGACAAGCCTTGATGTCGGACGCCATGTGGAGCTATGCTAAGCTGGGAGGAGGCCTTTACACCGTGATTGGCCACAAGAGTGGAAGGTTTGACACTACCGAGTTTGGGTCGTTTGGACACTTGTTTGTCCAGTTGATGTCGGCCATTCTCGTGCAACCCAGACCGAAGGATGAATGCTTTCCCCCTGGAGCAGTGGACTACGCCATTGAACAGAGATTCGTCTCGAATGGTGATGACTCCATGGCTGGAGCTTTTTCGAAGGCTTCCGAGAAAGACCAAGTCGAGGCCATTGAGAAAGCTTATAAGCTGTGTGGATTCAAGCTAACCTCGGCCAACAAGTATGAGAGTCTGGCAATGGAACCACTGGAAGGAGCCCAATACCTGCAAAGGAAGTTTGTGTTCGGCGCTTCTGGCCGCTATTTCCCTGAGATGGCTGCCGCTACCATCGCCGGACTTTGTACTTGGCATCGCAATACAACGACGGAGTATCAGAACGCCATCGACGCACTCCGTTTTGCGCGCCAGGGGAGGAACGAAGGACAATTCTGGCTGCTTGCCTACGCAATTGTCGAGGGCTTTGACAAGTCCTTTGACGAGGTTGTGCAGCTAGGAGAAGACTACGCCCGCCCCTGGTGGGATCTGACTTTTGGACGCCCCCCAATCAGTAGTCTGGGAGTGTTGGAGAGGATGGAGACTGTTGACCGAGTG